CGCACCGCGCGCCCGCCCGGCGGGGGGCGCTCCGCTCTATCCAAACAAAAAGCGCCGCCGGACGTATGTCCGGGGCGCTCTCTGCTTCTTCACGCTTTTATTGTAGCACAGGAATTCAAAAAAATCTTCCACTCTTTTTACAGTCTAGTAATCGATGAGGCCGAACATGCCGATCGTGAAAGTATACAGGGCTTCATCCTTAAGCTGATAAACCCTTGACTGCTCCACGCAAAAATGCTCCATCAGCCACTCGACATGCCGGGGCGGCCGCTCGACAAAGAACTTTTCCAAAACCGTGCGCTGCTTCTCGTCCAGCGCGTCCAAGCCGCGCTCCGTCAGCTCGACAAGCCGCCGGGTGGCTTCGATGTTCAGCTCCAGCCGCTCCCGCTCCACGATGTTGTTCAGCATGTTGTCCTCGATCCGGCTGGCCCCGCCCATGACCGGCGTGCTGTCCATCGTCGCGCACCGGATAGCCGTAAACGCCTCCCGGAGTATCTGGAGGCGCTCCGCCATGCTCCCGATCGCCTGCTTGCGCTGCCGGTAGTTCCGCAGCTCGGAAACCGCTTCCTTCTGCCAGTTCAATCCGCTTCCTCACTTTCTGGTGACGACTTAAAACCCATCTGCGCTCTTACCGCGATCAGCCAGCTATGCAAATACCTCATAAGCTTTACACAGGTTTCCCCATGCCAGCAGCGGCTTCCTTTCCCGCATTCCTTGCACGGAAACGGTATCAGACATTTCATTCCCTCCACCCCCTCGCGAGCCAGCCCGCAACAGCGGCCAGCACGAGGGAGAGGATCCAGATGAGAAGGAGATCGTCGTCGATGATCATGACGTAACCCTCCTGTTCCACATTTCAACAATCATATACCTCTCCTGAACCCATCCAGGGTCAAAACCTGCTCCGCATTTCAGGCACATGATACGCCATCTTTTCCCAGCGGTACAGTCATATTGCTCTATCCATATACCCGTTCCCCCGCAGAACGGGCACGGCTTTAACTCATCCATTCTCATTCCTCCCATTTCAGTCTCGCCAGGTACTCGTCGAAATGGGTCTGGTCGTCGCATTCTTGCCGCCATTCCACTCCTATGTAATCCAGCACTCGCCCCCATCCGCAGGGTTTCCCGTCCTCGTCGGTGTCACAGCGGTTCATCCAGAAATCCCATTCCTTGGGATTGCGCTCATACAACTGGTCAAACCGGTGAGGCCGCTTTTCCAGTTGTATCCCAAACCCGCACATGCTGCACCCGGTTCGCTGCGCGCCAGTTGTGCGCAAAGTACCATCCTGGTCCCGGACAATCTCTCCATATATTTCCGGAACCGACACATGCAAATCCAGCGCCAGCTGCAAAAGGTCTTGCCGACTGAATATTGCAAAGGGTGCGCTGCGGGTGGTGCTTTTCCCGTAGTAGTTGCAGCCATTGAGCATCAGGGCCTTTTCCCGCCGTCCGCCCTCGGACGCCATCAGCCCTATATATGGACGTCTGCCTGTTTTTTTGGCGTAATCGTTACAGGGCTTTTCCTTGAGATAATAGCAGCACTTGTCCGATACTTGAAAGGGTGCTACGGCATACCCCAGAGCCGCTCCCTCTGGATCCGATCCGCCAAAACGCTCTAGCCATTTTTGCGCCAACTGCATTCGCGTCCCCTTGCGGTATCCGCCGTAAGCACCCGTTTCACCGGTGAGGATGGCCTTTCGTACTGTCGCGTTTTTTTCGGTGGGATGCTGTAGCAGGGATATTTTCCCCGCAATCTCCTTGGACAACACCGGATAGCCAAATTCACGGATAATGTCCACTTTTCGCCAGGGCTTCCCGTCCGTCCGTAGAGCGGAAGGCAGACGTTCCACCCCTAACTGCTTATGTATCCGCTGGATGCTCTTGTCCTCCAGGGAAGACACCGACACCGCCGGGACGTCCAACCCCAACGAACGGATGAACAGGAGCAGCGTAATGCTGTCCAGTCCGCCCACCGATACAAATACGTCTCCGCCCATGTGGTCATAGAATTCACGCACACGGTTGGCCGCATATGCTACCTTCGCCTCATGGGGAAGATTCTGCTTCATGCGGAACATAGCGATTTTATAGGCATTGTCTTTCGTGCGTTCTTCATAGGTTGTCATTCCTGCTCCGTCACCTCAATCTCTGTCTGCTTTTTCCCGTCCAGCCCCAACTGCTCGGGAAATTCGTAGGGCTTCACCGGGGCGCCTCCCCGTCCATCTTCGTGCCGCAGTTGGGGCAAAAGCCGTCGTCCTGCGTCCAGTCACGCTCCTCCAGATATCCGCAGCGCGGGCAGGCTTCCGGCAGCGTATCCCGCCGCCCCCGGAAGACCACCACCGCCGAGGGGAAGGGCGCGGGATCCTTCGCCCCCACAAACCGGATCCGCCCTTTGACATAGCGGATCTCGTCCGCCTGCATGGCGTATTCGTGCCACCACCGCGTGTCCGTCCGGGACGGCACCAAACACACCACCGTGGCGCCCTTGCGGCTCTCTTCATACGCCTTCTTCATCCACTTCGCGATCGCGGTTCCATACGGCGGATTCATCCAGCAGACCCCGTCCCAGTCCTGCGCGAGCCCGTCCTCCTCCTCGGTGAAATACCGCGCGCATTTCGCGTTTTCCGCCGTGGCGCAGACGTCCAGCGTAAAGTGGAATTCCGCGTCCAGCGGCTCAAACACCTCCGGCGGCGTCCCCCAGTCCATCTTCGCGCTGCTGGTCAGCGTTTTCCTCGCCTGTTCCGTCATGTTCTTCCTCTCCAATCAGCACCATCAGGTGCGGCTCCCCGTACACCTTTTTCACCTGGAGCCGCACAATCTGCGCATCGTCGCCGTATGCTGTCCCGTTCAGCGCGTCGCAGACCGCCTTGGCGATGTTGTCCGCGTCCGGCCTTTTCGTCGGGAATACCGCCTGCCCTTCGGCGGCAGCCCTGCGCTTTTTTGAGTAGGAAACCGGGATCGGGAAAACAGCGAGCACCTGCATATAAACCGGCCGCTTTTCGTCCGGCGGGACGATGGGCCGCCCCACCTGCTCCGCGTAGCACCGGCGGATCCGCGCCTCATATTCCGCCGTCTTTTTCGGCGTGTAGCTCCGCCCGCTTTTCAGCGTCCGCGCCCGCGCTTTCCCCTGCGGCTCTCCCGGCACCGTAAACGTGGCGTACACCCTGCCGCCCCCTCAGAACGGCAGATCGTCGTCCGCCACGATCTCTTCAAAAGCCGCCCCTGCGGCGGACGTGCTCCCCGCAGGGGTGCCCCCCGCAGGGGCGGTGAAAAAGGCGTGCTGCGCTACCACCTCGTAGGCCGTGCGCTTGTTGCCCTCCTTGTCGGTGAATGGGCGGGACTGCAATTCCCCCTGCAAAGCGATCCGCTGCCCCTTGCGGAAATACCGCGTGATAAACTCCGCCGTTCCCCTCCAGGCGGCAACGGGGATGAAATCCGCTACTCGTTCCGGGGCGTTCTTTGGCTGGATCGTCCGATCCACCGCCACCATAAAGCTGGTCACTGGCACATCGTTCGCCGTATGACGCAGCTCCGGATCCGCCGTCAATCGTCCCATCAAACAAACTACGTTCACGTTGTCTACCTCTTTTCAAACACGGGCACATACTGAAGCACCCGCTTTTCATATTCGTCCAGCTCCAGCGAGCTGTTTTCTACCGGCATGGCGCCCTTCGGCGCTGTCCCGGCTTTGGTATCCTTCGCCAGCCATTCCGCCGCTGCCAGCAGGATCCCTTCCTCGCTGCGGCGATAGCGTGCCGCCTTTACCAGATACACATCGGTGAGCTGTTTGCCGTATAGCTGATACAGGCTTTCTTTTGTCGGCGGAGAAGGGGGCGCGCCCTCTTCTCCTTTCCTATCCTTTCCTTTACTTTCCTTTTCTCTACTTTGCGGATTAATCGGCTGGTTATCTTCGTTATTCGGCTGATTTACTCCGTTATTCGGACGATTTATAAATTTTTCCAGGATGATGCTTTTGGAAGACAGCTCTTTCATTTCGGATGCAGAAAGCAGCCATATTCCAAAATTTATGTCGATCGCCCGGCGGTCTACAGTAGCCTTATAAAATACCTGCTGTATCCGCTTGGAGGTCAGTATTTTGGAGCGGAAACAGTCGCCGCTGAATAGTCCACACGCCGCCAGCTCCTCAATGATCTCCGCGATCTCTTCGGTTGAAACCTGGTATTTCCCAAAAATGTATTGCTGAATCTCCCAGATAACGTCGTCCGGCTCGGAGTAGTCCAGATAGTAGCCTTTGTCTCCGTAAATCAGATCCAGCAGGGCGTCGTATACGTCGTTTACCACATACCCGTGCTTCATGCGCGGTTTACGGAATTTCCTGTCCTTCATCATGCCGATGTCCCGAGGATAATAATCCAGCCCCTGTTTGTATGGGGCCGCCAACTGTATCACCCGCCTTTTGTTTTGCTGTCCTGTACCGGCACCAATCGGTGCTGATTTCGTCGCTGTGGTAAGGGCACCTGTCCTGCACGCAATGGCTCATATGCACCAGGGCGCGGTAGGCCGGGCAATGGATATAAGCCCGCCCACGGCCTGCCCGACCCCGCGCGCAGATGGGGCAGCCTATCGGTTTTTCCGGTATCGCAATCCCTCCTCGCTCCAATCCGGGTATTTCTCCCGGAGATAGGCCGTCAGCTCTTCCCGTGTATACGCCCGCCCCTCGCCGTTGTCGTACCGGTCGTGACAGGCCGGGCAGAGGGTCACGATGTTTTCCTCCACCCCCAGCCCGCCCTGGGAGCGCGGGATCACATGGGCGTTTGGCGCGGCGAAAGGGGAGCCGCACAGCACGCAGCGCCGCCCGTCCCGCTCCCACACCGCCCGCTTGACGGCGGGCGGGACGTCAACCGCCTTGGTCTGCTTGTGCACGGCCCCATTCCTCCTTCATCCGCGCCAGTTCTTCCGGTGTCGCCGTCTCGATGTCCAGCGCCTTGGCTTCTTCGATCACGCCGTCAATCAGCTTCGACATTTCCTCGGTATCGTATTTCGAGGAGCCCACCCAGAAGCGGTAATACTGCGCCCGCTCCTCGTCCGGGAGGGATTCGTGCTTTTCGTGGTAGGGGAATTCCCGCTCGAAATTCTTCACACTTGGATGCGGGATTTTCACCACGCCTCCCTGCCCGTAGGCTTTGAGCATGTCCCGGTATACCTCGTCTTTCGGCCTGGTGATCTTGTCCGCGATCTTCCCGATCAGAACCCAGAGGTAGGCGTTCGCGTCGAGGGAACGCCGGTTCCGGTGCTCGGACAGCTTGGCTATGTACAACACCGGCTTCATCCCGGCCACGAACCGCCGCGCCAGCGCCGGGGCTTTTACCCGCAGGCTGAGCCACAGCCCCTCCTCGTCCTGCGACCACCCCGCCTTGTCAAATTCCAGTTCCATTGGCCTGCTCCGCTTTCTGTGCTTTCTTCATGCAGTCCGGACAGAGGGCGCGGCCAAACCGCTGCGTGGAATAGTCCACCACTTCCTGCTGCGGCCACGGCTCGCCGTTGCGCTTTTTCCGGTTTCCGATCGCCGCGCCGCAGTCGGCGCAGGGCACCGGTTCCGGCTGCTTCTCTTCGGGTAAGTCCTCCCCCGCGTAGATGTACAGCCCGAGGCCATGGCGGGCGACCGCTTTCGTGAGCGACCGCTGGATCGCTTTGTTGACGTCGGTGCTGGTCACCTTGTCAGCGGGGATGGACTGGTTGCGGAAATCCATCACCGGCAGGTATTCGATGTGCTCCAGCCCCTCCACCGTCACCCCGGTTTTGACCCAGCAGGTGTGCCCGTCGGTGTGGTAAAACCGGCCCTGCCCGTCTTCGTAGATGGTATACGTCGCCTGCGGATGCCGCTTCTTCAGCTCGCTCCAGGCCCACGCCCAGGAGAGATAAGTCAGTCCGTTTTTCTGTTCCGTTTTCCCGGATACATCCACCCCATTGAGGGCGGTAAAATAGTTGTCCATGCCGTTCCCCTTTCACAGCCAGCGGTGTGCCTTCTCGATGCAGGCCGGGCACACCATCCCGAAGTTTATCTCGTAATAGTCCGCTTCGCACCCCGGCCCGCCGACGATTTCCTCACCGCACCAGTCGCAAATATAGTCAGGCTTCCCCTCCGGCGCTTCCGGGCACCCCGGCAGATGCGGCCACGTCCCGCACTCCCTGCACATGCGCGTTCCCCTCCGATCCAATGTATCGCTGATACCAGTACGCCGCGTTTTCTTCGGCGCTTTGGCGTTTTTCTTCGGAATCCAGCAGCCTGGAAGTCAGCTTGACGATCATGCGTTCAAGCTGCTCACTGTTTAGCCGGTTTATCTCCATCTTGACTTTTCCTCCGTTTCTTCGTATACTGAGGATGTTCTCATTTTTCCTCATCGCTTGCCGTCGGTTCGTGTTCCAGCACGTCCGGCGGCTTTTTCTATGTCCATCAGCCGTTCATACCGTTCATGGACGGCTTTTAGCTCCCGGATTACCCAATCCGTTATACCGTCGTATTCGAGCCGCTGCAGCTTGGCCTTTAGGCCGTTTGCAAGCTCCAGAGGCACGTCCGCCGTGAGTTTGTAGGTATCTTTGCCGTCCGCTGGTTTAGCGGCCTTTTTCGGCCTCTCCGCATTCTTTAGGCAGAGCAGCCGTTCTTCAAACAGCTCGGACAGCCCGCACGCGAAAATTGCGCACAGCCCATTCGCCACCGGCGCGGTCGGCAGGCATACGCCGCCTTCCATCTTGCTGATGAGCGGCGTATCAATCCGCGGCTCGATTCCGCCTAACCGGTTCGCCAGTTGCTCTTGGCTCAACCCTTGCTCCAGCCGTTTCCTCTGTAGGTTCTGGATCATCTCGTCCCTCCTTTCGGATTGGCATCCCCTTGGCGATGCAGCATAGCGCAAGCCCGGACAGGCCAACCGCCAGCACCGACGCCGGTTCCCATTCGCTTGCACAGGCCGCCAGTAAAACCAGCACAGCACCCGCGCAGGCCAGCACGCCGCGTATCGCTCGCATTATGTATTCACTCCTTCCTCTGCCTCCCTCATGATCCGCCTTGCTATCCCCTTAAGGACATGGTATATCCCGGCGTTCTGCTCATTGTAAGGGACAAAATGGCCTTCGATGTCTTCAACTTCTCGACCGTCGGCTAGAAAATGCCTAACCCTGATCTTGTTTCCTTTTGGGTCTATGTAGATTGACATATTCACACCTCCTTTGCTTATAGTGTTGCGCTTTTACTCCCGCACTTTTACCATCTTGGCAACCAGAGTTTCCTCATCATAATAGTGGATGTCTACCCGCCATTTACGGGTGGCGAGCAGGGCATTGACCTCATCCTCGCCCCGCACGGTGCGAAATTCGCGTATATTTTCGTTGTTCATGTTTTCACCTCCCTTGGATGGAACGTTGCTGGGTTCCGCTCTGGCACAGACCAAAAAGTAAATAAGCATCTCTACCGACTGAGCGTGGTGTTAGCGGCACCGCGCTCAATCCTTTTTTCGGCAAAAAGGTATTCTAATGGTAATCCATCAAAAAGGCTTGCGGACATTTTAAACGCCTCTGCAACCGAAAACTCCCGTTTTCCCGTCAGCTTCGCACCTGCCGTTCCTCTATCAACCCCTAAGGCTTCTGCGACCTCTTTCACTCCATAGTTTCGCCTGGCAAGTTCTGCGCGAATGTTCGCGAATAGAATCACTTGCCTCATGTTATCACCTCCCTTTGCACGGTTTCCCAATTTGTGAGTATTTCCCACACATTGGGAGAAGTCCGCTTTATAGGACACGCGATGTGGTTTAATGGTTTTCCAGGCCGTAGGTCAGGCGGTCTTGGCAGCGATTTCCAAGCTGCTCATTCTCTGTCTTTTTCCATCATTGACGGGTAACCCCAAACATGCTAAAGTGAAAGTACACATTTAGGTAAAAAGGGGGAGCCACAGGATGCCGACAGAAATAATTTGTGCGCTGATTTCCACGGCGGGAGTCCTTTTGTCTGCGGTTATTTCCCGATTCGTTTCGCGTGCCGCCGCGAAAAAGGAAACTGAAAAATTGCGGCTTATTTGGGAACGAGAAGACGTTGTTTCTTCGGACGAAGATTTCGCGAAAATGGCAGCCGTTGTAGCTGAATTTGTGGCAAGTGGATACAACGGGCAACATAAGAACGCGATGTCTAAAGTCGCTGCTATCCGCTCGAAAGAATCCGGTGAAATCGCCGCCGCGTTAGATCGGCTGTACGAAGCTTTGACAAGGCGAGATTTACACGGGGTAGATAGTTCACTAAGCCGCGTAATAGAGGAGAAGAGAAAAGCCAAAAGATAATGCTAAACTACCGGCTGAAACACCCCAATAACGCAATGTCTGTTTTGCGCGCTCTTTGTCCTTAAAGTAGAATGTTTCCGTGATGGCTTGAAAGCCTAAGCAGGCCGTCACAATTGCGATCAGAATAAGATTGATTATTATCATTTGGTGCTACTCCTCACGCCGTCTTGCTGGCATCCTCCGGTAGTTCCAGGATCTCGCGGATGGCTTGGATAATCCCCGGCGTGGTCAACTCGCCGACTTGGATTTTGTGCAGATAGGAGCGGTCAAAATATCGACCGGTAGATTTCCCCACCTGTTCAATCAACCATTCCTTGGGCTGGTTAAGTTCTACAAGTGCATGGTTGATTTCCTTGCCAAATGCACAAAGTTGCTTTCTTGACAAAATATTCACCTCTCTTCTATTGACTTTTACGCGTCTGTGTAATATATTGGTGTTGTCAGACAACAATGAATTATACAAACGCGAATCCTGTAAGTTTATGATACTACGCGTTTGTATAATAGTCAAGGCTGAATTATTACGCAAATGTATATTTGTTTTCATGCCTAGTTAGGAGCGCGTAGATATGTCAGAATTATATAAAAGAATGGCATCTTTGTGTGAGGAGAAGGGGATTACCGGGTATCGCATGTGTAAGGATTTGTCCATCCAGCCCAGTATTGTGACGGATTTAAAAATGGGACGGCGCTCTGGTTTGAAAGCAGAAACCGCCAATAAAATTGCTGAGTATTTTGGCGTTACAGTGGGGTATTTGCTTGGCGAAACCGATGTAAAAGAAAAAACGCCCGCCGAAGCGGACGTTACCTTTGACGACTTCACTTATGCACTGCATGGGGAAACAAAAGAACTCACGGAGGAAAATAAACAAAAACTGCTGGAAATGGCGCGGTTCTTTAAAATGCAGCAGGATAAGGAGAAGAAATAGACAATGCATAAGCTGCTTGGTCTCTATTCTCAACTGGAGAAAGACGGCATAGCAGTATTTGATTATCCGGTTGAGATAGCGGATGCATCGACTATCTATTTAAATAAGCGATACGCCATATTTATTGACATAAACCAATACCAGACAGCCGCAGAAGAATTTAGCGCCCTGGCTCATGAATACGGCCATTGCGCCACGGGTGCGACCCATTCCGTATGTAGTTCGCTGGATTTGATTGAAAAGCATGAATATAAGGCGGACAAACGGGCGGCTCATGAATTTTTGAAACCAGACGAACTACAGGAGGCCATCGAGGAAGGGTATATCGAGCCGTGGGAGCTGGCCGAACGGTTGAACGTGACCGAGGATTTCCTCCGCCGCGCGGTGTACATTTACCAGTGTGAAGGGTTGATAGAATAGAAAGGGTGGGGAAGTATTTGGCTCTGAAAGATAAAGTGGAAAGCACTATCCATGCGCAGGGAACGGAAATATCGGTTTTGTCATCAGCGAATGAAGAGGACTATATTTCCCTGACGGATTTGGCAAAACACAGAAACCCAGAAGAACCAAATATAGTTGTCGGAAACTGGCTGCGTAATAGAAACACCCTTGAATTTTTGGGATTGTGGGAACAGCTTAACAACCCTAATTTTAACCCCATCGAATTCGAGGGGTTTAAAAATGAAGCTGGCGGGAATGCATTTACGATGTCGCCGCGTAAATGGATTTCATCTACAAACGCTATCGGCATAATATCAAAATCTGGCCGTTATGGGGGCGGAACCTACGCCCACAAGGATATTGCATTTGAGTTCGCGTCTTGGCTTTCTCCAGAATTTAAGCTGTATGTTATCCGAGACTATCAGAGGCTAAAGCAGGACGAAAGCTATCGTCTGTCGCTGGATTGGAATGTCAAGCGGATTCTCACCAAAGCGAATTATCGCATACACACAGACGCTGTAAAGGAAAATCTGATTCCACCTGCATTATCCAAACAGCAACAGGGATATGTTTATGCGGACGAAGCAGACCTGTTGAACGTAGCCTTATTCGGTAAAACGGCGGCACAGTGGAGAAAAGACAACCCGGAACTAAAAGGGAATATGCGTGATTTTGCGACTATCGAGCAGTTGCTCGTATTGACAAATTTGGAGAACATGAACGCCTTTTATATTAAGCAGCAGATCCCACAAGAGCAAAGATTACAGTTGCTGCGCAAAATGGCCGTTGAACAATTAGAGACGCTTTCCAATACCAGAAGCGCGGAAGCCTTAAACGCTTTACATAACAATCCGAAGCTGTATTAAAATACTAAAAAAGCCGCCCAGAGCTGGAACCTCTGAGCGGCGGGAGTGAAAAGAAATCACAGGCGAGTGAAAACAAAATAATACCTCCCCACTCCTGCGCCAACAGGAACGGGGAGGGGACAGTCACAGTGCTTGCTTAATTGAGGTGGCAATATGTCAAACAAACGTGTAGCAATATATATTCGAGTGTCCACCAATGAGCAAGCAACGGAAGGCCATTCTATTCCAGAGCAAAGAGATCGGTGTGTGAAGTACTGCGATGCCATGGGATATACAGTGGCAAAAATATATACAGATCCCGGATTCACAGGTTCCAATTTAGATAGACCCGCAATACAACAGCTTATCTCTGATATTAAGTGCAGTTCGTTTGACATTGTGTTGGTTTATAAATTAGACCGTCTGAGCCGCAGCCAAAAGGACACCCTTTATTTAATCGAAGATGTATTTTTGAAAAACGGTGTATCCTTCATTTCTATGTCGGAAAACTTTGATACTGCTTCACCATTTGGTAGAGCTATGATCGGCATTCTCTCCGTATTTGCACAGCTTGAAAGAGAGCAGATAAAGGAGCGCATGACTATGGGCCGGATAGGTGCCGCAAAACTCGGACGCTGGCGAGGCGGCTCTGGCGTACCTTTAGGCTACGATTATACCGCCGGTGATGAAGGGGTATTAAAGGTTAATCCATACGAGGCGGTTCAAGTAAAAGAATTGTTTCGCCTTTGGATAGATGGTGTTCCTAGTAATGAAATTTGCATAAGGCTTCGGAACAAAGGCTATACAAATAAATATGGAGCTTGGAATTATGCTGGTTCAATTCCAGAAATTGTTACAAATCCGATATATATCGGGATGCAGCGATATGCGGGAGAGATTTACCCAGGATTGCATGAAGCAATAATTTCCGAAGAAATGTTCAAAGAGGCCGAAATAGAATTAGATCGTCGTAGAGCCACTATGACAGAAAACCAGCGTCAAGCCTGGCGGGGAAAACACCTTTTGTCTGGCCTTTTGTTCTGTGGGGAGTGTGGTGCCCGCTATTTTGTAACAAACAGTACCCGCGCAAACAGAAAAACCGGAGAGAAGATAATTTATAGATATTATAAATGCTACACAAGAGATGGAAATCGGCAAATGCGAAAAGCTGATAAATGTAGCAATAGCCTTTGGCGAGTCGAGTATCTGGACGATCTAGTATTATTAGAAATAAAAAAATTAGCGTATGATCCAGATGCCCTAAAGGATAAAGAAAATACCACACAACCACAAAATGATAACGAGAGAAGCGCTATAGCAGAACGGATACAAAGCATAGATAAACAAATAAAATCGCTAATTGACCTATATCAACTAGATGGGATCCCTCTAGATGAAATTGGGGAACGCATATCAAAGTTACGTGCCGAAAAGGTTAGGCTCACAGAAACGCCTGAAAATAATGATGAACATCCAAAGCGATTGCCTATATCAGAGGCTAAGAGAATTTTAAAATCTGCCTTAAGAACTATCGAAGCCGGAAGTGAAGAAGAAAAGAAAAACCTGGTAACGAAGTTGGTAAGGAAGATCATTGTTAATCATGAAGAAATCGATGTGATTTGGTCTTTTACCTAA